ATTAACTGAATGTTCGAGACTTTTATGGAGAAATACCTTTCTTTTTGCGACATCTGGTTCTGCGCTAGATCGTCAAAAGAATATGTGCCAGATTGAAAATTTAATCAGAGAAGGAATTCTTCAAGGTGTTCGTTCTATGCTTCCTGTGAAGAGCATTTTACGTGAATATCTTTCAACTGATGAAACGGATGATGAGGAGGCTGAAGAAGATGATGATGACGATGAGGAAACAGAGGCGGTTGAGTCTAAGGCGGTTGAGCCTAAGGCGGTTGAGCCTAAGGCAGTTGAGTCTAAGCCGGTTGAATCAGAAGTTCCTAAGTCTAAGGTAGTATTTTCTGAACCCACTGGATCTGTTGAATCTACTGGATCTCTTGAACCTACTGGATCTCTTGAACCCACTGGACCTGTTAAGTCATCTGGACTCTTTAATTTATCTACATATGTTAAACCTAATGAAATAATAAGTTTTAAACCTACTGAAATTGATGTGAGTGTGCCTAAATTACCATCTCGACCTACAACACCAATTCAAAGACCTGCAACTCCTCCGGCAGTTCCAACAATTCTTCTTGATGGAACTCCTCGTCAAGAATTTAGTGAAGTAGATAGTTTTTTCCCATCATCTGATAAAAATAAGAAAGAAACCACTGTTACTGAGACTGAATTAGAAGAATTTGATACATCAAACTTTGGGGAAACAACAAGCCTTGATTTTACGGAATTTGAGGAAATTTAAACGCGCAGAAATAATTTTGTTTTTTTCGCGAAGGGCACCAGAATGACTGAAACTAATACGTCTTTATATTTGATTGGCGCAGTTCTAGCTGGTTTATTTATTTCGAGTCTTAGTGCGGGGGGAATGTGGCTGTTAGAGAACAAGAAGCCGACACCAAAGACTGTGGCGCGTGATTTTATCCTTGGTGCTGTTCTATTTTTTATTCTTTTACAGCTTATTCCTGAGTCTACACTTGCACTTCTAACAGGAGTTGTTGCAATGATCCCTCTCATGAATAGTGTAAGCGAAAACGCCTCTGTAATTGAAAATACAATTGAGACTCTTAAGGATGCTATTGCTCCAAGTGATGAGGTGGAAGTGCGCGTGGGTGTTCCGCGCTTCTAGTAATTGGCTGTAAATTGCACTTATAGATATAATTATATTTACTATATAATGTATTATATAGTAAAAATAAATGGAATTTATGATATCATATGTAGTCTATGTATACTAGATTATATACGTGTTCCTTATATTGGAACTATTCATTTGAATATGATAAAAGATAATGAAACTAATATTATTTTTCAAAGATATTATGCCTACTGGATATTTACGTACGGTTGTATGCGATTAACAACCTCTGATATAAACTTCATAAAGATGTCATATTTTATTGAAGCATTATGCACAGCAAATGAATTATATTATACGAATGATATACATACAAATAAAGCATTATTTGTAATAATAGTATCCTTATTATTTGGAATACTAATATAATGTCTAATATTAAGGCTAATGAGTAATCCAAAGTGTCCCTTTGCAAATATTGGGGGAATTCCGGGTCAAGGATTTCATTCTACACGCATATTTGGATATGCTCTAAATGATATAATTGGAACAATTATTCTTGCAATTATAACGACGTATGTTTATAAAATATCTTTATGGAAATCTATTCTGTTATGGTTCATAGCAGGAGAGATCTTACATTATTATTTTGGAGTTCAAACAGCGGTGTTGACAACTCTTGGGATTGATGCCTGCCGCGCTTTTTAAAAAAAAGCGCACCAAAAAACTCAATGTCTTATAGGGCCTCTAAGGTATCGGGTTTTTGGTGCGCTTTTCCAAAAAGCGCGTTTTTGGGCCCTTTTTTTAAAAAGGGCGGCGCGCTTTTTAAAAAAGCGCCGCGCTAACAGAATAAAGAATACGTTTTTGTCCCCTCAGCCACATCTGAAGCCGATATCTGATAAGAATCAAATATCGGATTCATAATCTGATATGATGGAATAGCTCTGTGTACTGCCGCTGCGATATGTTTATAAAGATCAAAACTGGGAAACCGTTCTGAACCATCAGGATTTATATAAAGATTTTCACCATTATCATCAATCATCCATTCCCATATCATATTATATAAGGGAGATACTGTTTCTAAAACGGTAAGATCTTTCTCTTTACTCAATATCCGTCCGTTTGTCACTGTAGATGGTTTCTTAGGAAAGATTCCATCAATCATACTAACAGCAAGTCTACAAAGATCAAACGATGGATTTGGAAGAATTTCCTTACGAACTTTTTTAACAAGAGGAACAAACTCATACTGCCCCTCTGCATCATTACCCTCCTTAAAATCATCCGAAATAAACATTTGACTATTTAATGTAAAAATAGCTCTACCAAAATCAATAATACGAAAGATTTTCCCATATGTTGGAACCTTAAAGATCGAGCCAGAATTATTCTTATAATATAAATATTCATTTGTAGTGTTCGACCATACAATATTATTTGTATGAAGATCATTATGTGTAAATCCTAAAAGAGTCTGGATGCATGAAAGCGCTGATACAATTTGAAAGATCCACGCAACCCATCTCTGTTCCCATTCATTTGACCCTGGAACGGCACCTACAATATCATGATTATCAAAAAGCATATCCATTGTACCCTCATTCTGTTCTGTTAAAATAAGCATAACAGGATAATTTGGTATATCTGCATATATAGTATGCTCTTCTGAATCATTTGAATCATACGATTTTTCAGATGATTCCGATTCACTTTTAATACTGCCTTCAGCAATATCATTATCAGCAGACTTTAATGAAACTGCATCACCCTCATTTATAGCAATGGATTCAATAGATGAATGTGTATCACTATTATCATCAATCTGTTCGAGAATCTCATTTAATACCTCTTCAGGCACAGGCTCATTTGGAGTTTTCTCATTAATAATATGAAATGTAAACAACTTTTTATTAAATCCTTTCCAAAACCATTTTTCATGACGATAGGTTTGAAAATCATCAGAAAGATTATATCTGTAGATATCTGCTCTAGCACAAAATGATCCATAAAATGCATTAAAATGGGGGCTCACATCAGCCTCACGTAGACGCCCAAGTGCATATGCTGCAACTGTTTCAACATAAGCACGATTTCCAGGATCCTGTAGTTTCTCCATTGTTTTAAATTGTGCCTTATCATGCCACGGCAATCCATTTTGCTTCGGAAGACTATACTCTCCCTTGATCCATTGGATGGGATCTAAAAGATGTGTGGCCTTCATAAAGGCTTTGCGAATTTCTACTGGGGGCGTCTCAGAGTCGGAGAGATCCTTATTTGGAATTACTGAAATCGAACAGGATCCAGAAGTTCCGGAACAATCAATTGAAAAAATCCTCCAATATTGATCCAGCCAAATTTCTTGGGATTCTGAATTCCAATTTTGTAATTTAAAAAGTTTTTTGAGAGTTGGAAAAAATGTTTGAAGATTCTGATACCCTTTTACCGACAATAAATCTTTTGAAAGTGGAGCAATTATAAATTTTGGAATTGGTAAAGGAACACCCCGGAGCATCTTGCTCGTATTGAGAACATTGTAATGCATGTAAGCACGCATTTCATATGTATTTTTTTGATCTACAGTATATAGTCAAATGGCACAGACAGCACATGTGAATTTTAATATTAAAAAGTTCGATATGAAGCGGATTCCACAAGATGCTGTAGTAATTTTCATTGGCCGTCGCCGTACGGGAAAATCAACACTCGTTCGGGATCTACTTTTCAACCACCAAGATATGCCAGTTGGAACAGTTATTAGCGGTACTGAGGAATCGAATTCATTCTATGGAAAAATGATTCCTCCAATTTTTATTTATGGTGAATTTCAACCTGTCATTCTAGATAACTTTGTAAAACGGCAAAAAATGATTACAGGAAAGATTGAAAAAGATAAACAGCAAAATATTCGTTCGAAACTGGATCCTCGCTCATTTATGATTTTGGATGACTGTATGTATGATGACAGTTGGACTCATGACAAGAATATTAGATACCTTTTTATGAATGGGCGTCACCAAAAGGTATTTTTTCTGATTACTATGCAATATCCTCTTGGTATTCAACCGGCTCTAAGAACGAATGTTGATTTCGTATTTATTTTGCGTGAACCGTATCTTAATAATAGAAAGCGTATTTTTGATAACTATGCAGCGGCGTTTCCAAGTTTTGAATTTTTCTGCCAAATTATGGATCAATGTACACAGAATTTTGAATGTATTGTCATCGATAATACCAGTTTGAGTGCGAAATTAGAGGACTGTGTATTTTGGTACAAGGCGGATACACACCCTGATTTTCGTATTGGAGCTCCTCAATTCTGGCAACATTCTGCATCATATTATCGTGATAAGGATGAAGATGAAATTAATGTATATGATCCAAATGCTGCTAGAAGACTCAAAGGTCCATCGATTAATGTTCGTAAGACTTAGATGAAAGAGTCTATTATAGCACTCTTATTTATTGCCATAGTTTTATTAATAGCGGATCGTCTCTTAAGAATAGAGCCGTATATTAAAAATATTCGTGTAGTATCTGAACCATTTCAAATGCCTCCTCTGAAATCGCGGAGGTGTGGAGTAGATATGTTATCTTGTATGAATACTACAAAATGCGGAAATGGATTTTGTATAGAAACTGATCCTGTTCCATTAATTGAGAAAAATCCACTTCCGGTATTGCCATAACGTGTTGTACTGAAGCATATAATCTTTCATTCTTACAGAATGAATATCCCAAAAGGTGCATATAGTTTACTAGGACTTTTAGGAGTTTTAGTAGCTGTAGTCGTATTTCTTCCTGCGATTCGTAATGCCTTTGCATCAGTGTTTCCTGAAGGATTTCGTAACGTAGATTGCAAGGGTGTAACATGCAATGAAGGTGAGTTTTGCCAAGATAATGTATGCCACCCGGTTACAGCCCGTGCTACAAATGAAGTAGTTGGATATGGACTTTAAACTTTTGGCAGAACATATTCATAACTTTTATAATAATACAGTATTATATTATTATAAAAGTTATTGGGAGGATTAGATGTTAGAGTAATCTAATCGAGATTTGATGCAGCCATCTTGCGCGCAATTGCAAGATCGGCCGGTCCATCCGATCCAAACATCGAATGATACTCTGGATTCTCGAGAGTTGTTTCAGTCGTCTTAGTATTTTCTGGACTCTTCACTTCGACTGTCTTCTTCTTTGATGCAGTTTCTCTGTTCTCGCGCTCAAAGAGTTCACGAGCCTCCTCATTCTCCTTGTACTTCTTCATTAGAGTATTAAGCTGTTCCTCAGCATACTCCTGTTCTTGCACCTCTGATGGCATGGGATCCCAAGGAAGCCACTTGCCAACTTCAGCTACGAAAATATTGTGAATAGGGTCTGAGCGCTGAAGTTTCTTTGAACGGGCGACAGCCTCCTCTTTTGAATTATAGGAACCACGGACCTTGAGTCCGCGAACACTCGTACGAAACTCATTACGTGTAAAAAACTCCTCTTCAAGCTTTTCCTTATTTGCAAACATGAAGTCATCATAAAGTTCCTTTAGCTTCGTTGTTGTTAGATCAGTCTGCTTTTCTTTGAAATACTTTTGAAGACTATCCATGATATTATCTACACGAATGCGTGAATCACGAAGAGATTGCGCTACACCACTAAGATCCTTAAGATCCGCTGCATCTGCATCCGAATTGAGTTTATCATTTACACCCTTGATTGTATTCATAAGATATGTCTCAAATGTCTTTACACGAAATGATAGCTCAAATGATTTAAGAAAGGTTTCAAAGAAAAACATATCTTTATTTGCGAGAAGCTTCTCCGGACTTAGAAAACTTAGAAGACAAAACTTTTGACCTGGTACATCTGCATCCTCCATAAGAAAATCTTCACGTTCTCCTGCCATCTGGAACAGATATTTAAAAGAAGTTTAAGTGGTAATACGCAGTAATATTATAGTGCGGTCTTTATAATTTTAGACTGTTCTACAAAAAATCTTATAAATGAATATATGGACACCACATCCGAAATTATAAATCGCGTTGTTAAATACTTAGTTGAAGGTCTTTTTGTAGCTGTCGCTGCGGTTTTTATCCCTAAGCGTTCACTCCCTGCCGATGAGATCATGAGCCTTGGTCTTGTTGCGGCGGCCGTTTTTGCCATTCTCGATGTTGTCAGCCCGAGCATTGGGTCTTCTGCACGTACGGGCGCTGGTCTAGGACTTGGTGCGAACCTTGTTGGATTCCCGATGCGCTAAATGCTACGCTTTTTGGGAAAAAGCGTGCCAAAAACGCGTTTTTTGGAAAAGCGCATTTTGGGAAAAGCGCACCAAAAACCCGATACTTTAGGATGCTTTAAAAATTTTAAAACATCCTAAACTTTATTATATAATTTGGAAAAATAATCTTATACTTAGAGCATTGAAGGAATTGGGTTTTTGGCACGCTTTTTTCCAAAAAGTGTATTTTATTTAATAATACAATACAGAATGAGTGCTAAATCTGCAAATACATCAAAAGAACAAAATGATCTCATTTATGCAAGCTATCTTGGTAATTTACAACATGTTAAAGATTTACTTCATAAAAACATTGATCCAGATACAGAGAATAAATTCCATATAACCCCACTTTATACAGCCAGCGAGCAAGGTCACCTCAAGGTGGTTGAAGAACTCCTTAAAGCCGGTGCAGACCCTTTAAAAAAACCAGAAGGTAAGGTAATGTCTTTTCAAGCAGCTAAGAGGGCCGGTAAAGATGAAGTTGCAACATTTATAGTAAATTATAAAAATAAATCTGGATGGACTCCACTCCATTTTGCTGTTAGAGATGGTCTTATAGATGATGTAAAAGCTTTAATTGAAGTCGGTGCTAACATGAATGAAAAAACCAAAAAGGAACAAACTCCACTTCATATAGCTCAATTAAATCTTAATGGACAACCAGAAGGTCCTTTAAAAAATGGACTTACACAAGTTGTAAATTTTCTAACAGAAAAGGGTGCTGAATTATTACCCGAAATTAAACCAAAAAAGGGTGGGTCTAGATCCAGAATGACAAAAAGAAAAAGACGTTCCTGTTAAATAGAGCGAACAAATTGCCACCGTAAATCTTGACATATCTTCTGCCAAATCTTATCTTGTATATAAAGCTTATCACGATTCTTTAATAATGTAAAACATGGCAAATATTCATCTAGCTCAAGAAGCTCACAAAACTTATAGAGAACATATGAATATGAAAGAAAATTATTGCGATCCTTGGGGCAGTGAGCTTGGAATGACGGCTGAATTTCCTTAAACATGTAGCGCAACTTCTCCTCAATTTCACGACTCATCACAGCGCCAGTCTGTCCGTTCAACCGGTTAATAATATGCGGAATATGTTCGTAATATTTGTTGAATTTCAACTTTTTAAGAATCTCCTTAACCTTCGACGCCTTTAGAGTTCTAAAATCCATAATTCTCTCCTTTTTCAACTCGATTAAAATGGCATCATACACTTCCTGTGGAATTTCAGTACTCTCTTTGGCCTGAAATTGCGCTAGCCACTCATTAAAATGATTAATACGCTTATACGCATAATAACTAATTTCACGGGGCGGATCTTTGTAGCTCGGTTTATCAGAGTCAATAAGAACAAAATCTTGATATCCACATTTACAGCATGTAAATACCGCCTCATTTGCACTAAAAATCATTTCCGTATCACAATGCGGGCAGTCACCAAAGGTCTCAAATTCAATCTCATGTGATCCACGTGCATGTGCTGGATCAATACGCTGAAGATATTCTTCTAAGAGTTTATCACGGCGAAGTTCTTCTCCGCGTTTTTCTTGTGGAATATGAACCGGCGCTACGTAAGAATTATCTGTTTTAGCAGCATCTTCTAAAGCAGCCATAATACTTCCAGGTTTTGCCTTTACATTTGTACGTTTTGGAGCAGGATCAATACCTCTTTGAATTTTATCCTGTATGTCATAATAATTATAAAGTATATCCCCTGTCTTTAAAAAATAATCATAAATTTCAGTATTTGATTCAATATTATTAATATTTTTATTTAAATCCATCTCCTTATCTTCAATTACAGATAATTCAATTGGATTTTTGCATTCACCCTTTTTTTCACGGATCATTGCAATTTCTATTTTCAAATCATTAATATGATTTGATTTTTCTTTAATTTGCGAAATATGATATGTATGAAGAGCATCGAGGGTTGTTCTAGCTTCTGGATTACTTCTTCGAGTTGGTCTTATATTGAAAAATGCATTTTTACTAGCCATTCTATTGTTTAGAGGGTTCTTTGTTTAAGTTCAAAAGACTATGCGAATTTTACATTAAAAATAGTGTCTCCCGGCAAGAATTCTTATGGTCTCCAAAATTATTTCTAAATCAAGGGTATAACACTATGACCGGCGGAGGATTGATGCAACTTGTCGCCTATGGCGCCCAGGACGTTTACCTAACAGGTAACCCCCAGATTACTTTCTTCAAGGTCGTGTACCGCCGCCACACGAACTTCGCCATGGAGGCCATTGAGAACCCCTTCAACGGCTCACCTGGCTTCGGACGCAAGGTTACGTGCACGATCCAGCGCAACGGTGACTTAATCCACCGCATGTACCTCCAGGCCACGCTCCCCTCCGTTCAGCTCCAGGCTGCCGACGGCTCTGGCGCCCAGTTCCGCTGGCTCAACTGGGTCGGTCACAATCTTATCAAGAACGTTGAGATCGAGATTGGTGGCCAGCGTATCGACAAGCACTATGGCAACTGGCTCCACATCTGGAATGAGCTTACGCAGGAGGCTGGCAAGCAGGCTGGCTATGCCAAGATGGTTGGCAATGTCCCCCAGCTTACGAACTTAATCGTTCAGGGCGGTGAGAGATGCGACGAGCTCTGTGCCGCCGGCGAGCCTAATACGTCTGCGGAGGTCGGCTCATGCACGCCTGAGTACACGCTCTACATCCCTCTCCAGTTCTGGTTCTGCCGCAACCCTGGTCTTGCTCTTCCCCTCATCGCTCTCCAGTACCACGAGGTCCGCATCAATCTTGAGTTCAACTCAATCCAGAACCTCTGCTGGGACGTCACCCCCCAGCTCACGTCCAACTACCACACGATCCAGAACCGCGTCAACAACGCGAACCTTGTCGCCGCCTCCCTCTATGTCGACTACATCTACCTCGACACGGACGAGCGCCGCAAGTTCGCCCAGGTCTCCCACGAGTACCTCATCGAGACGCTCCAGTTCACG